AACCATTCCATTATGAATGCCTTCAGATACCTCGTAATCTTGAGAACCCGTTATTGCTTGCCGACTAAATTCAAGATTTGGCTGTAGTGGTAGTTTCAAAAGTTTTGCACCTTAGCAGGTTCTTCGTTATCGTCGATTGCTAACGATTGCTTAATTATTAATTCTGCTAGTTTTAATTGGTTATAATCTACAGGAGAGCCAAAAGCCTTGGATACCGGCCCCTGATTCGCTAACATGGCTGTTACCGGCAATTCAAACTGTTGCGGGATGTCGTCGTCTGGACCCCAGTCTACAGAGTGATTGGCTCGCAGAATAAGATAGAGCGAATCATAAGCATCCTGGATAAATGTCGAATCATCAGCATTTATCGTCTGCCCAGCTTGTAATACTCCGAGAGATTGAGCGACTTTTGTTGCAAGTTCTGCTTTAGTTGCCATTAGCCTCTCTCATGTATTCATCAATCTCTTTGCGAAGGCGAGTGTCTGACCATCGGCCATCAACCTTAAGACCAGCCGCAATAGCCTGAGATTTCAATGTTTCACGGGAAACCTCCCCAGCCTTTGGCTCAGTAATAATGTCCGCAGATTCAAGCGTATCGTATAAGCCGAACTTGCGTATCAGGGTAGGTTCCTTGACATCAACAGCCTTCCCATCAATGCCGAACGTATACCCATAGGCACTTATGATTTCATTTGATATGTTTTTAAATAACATCTTACTCTCTAAAGGAAAGCCCCCTTTCGGGGGCATCCTGTTTAGGCGGTTGTGTTGTAGAGATAAAGAACAACAACAGTAGCGTTCATAATAACGCCAGTAGCCGCAGCAGCGACTGTCTGAAGTTGAATCTTCGTGTCTACAGTGAAGGTCTTCGGACCTGTTGCCAGTAACGTACCACCGAAGAAAAGAGCATTACCCGGTTCAGTAGTCATACCTTCACCGGCATCACCAGTCCAGACACCTAGATTCCCTAAACCATCAGAATCAGCAGCATCAACGCCGTTTGCAGCCCACCCAATGTCGATATCGAGTGACTCAGTACCCGTATCACCATCACCAGCAAGAACATACCCACCGATAATAGTCGCTCCACCGGGAACCCAGCACACTTCAAAGATATCACCAGCTTCTGTGGCAGCGTCTACAGCGACGGTGCCCCAGCCAGCTTGTACACTCATCGCCGGACCAGTACCACCTTTTGGTACGGTGGTCTTAGCCCTAGAGCCAGTTAAAGTTGCAGCAGCCATAATAAACCTCCTTTAAGGCGTGTCTTTGACGGCACTGAAGAATCCAGTAACCATGCCATGTTGAATGTGCTGACTGGACGTGCCAGATGGATTGTCGTCGAAGAATGCCTTGTCAATATCATGCTTCAACTCAACTGCGGTTCCCGGCTGGAATTCATAGTCAGTCAAACGGTCCACAATAATACGTGGACGTTGACCCAGACCATAACCTACCGCTTGAGCACCGCAGAAGAACACCGGGGATACGCGCTGAGATGTTGCACCAGCGGTTGCCAGCGAACTCCAGTCGGAACCAAACGAGTTATCAATGAACTCCGAAATTTCAGGAATCTCACGAATAACAACACCATCCCACTCAAGATCGCCATCCCTCCAAAGAGGGTTAGAACGATTTCGAGGCATAGCGTTAGAATGGAACGTGCCAAGATTCTGTTTCAGGAACTTGAAGTTGAAGGAATCACAGAAGGCAATAAAGACCTCCTCTTCTTCCTGCATTTTCATCGGGCGAATACGCGGGCGGGCGTTCTTAGCCATGCGCTTCATCAGTGAAACTGACTCCGCTATAAACAGGTCATTGGTGACATCGACCTTTACAATATCGGCAGAATAATCGCCAGTGTTGTTAGCAGCGGCATTACCGTACAAAACTCGATCATCATTGTTCGATGACCACGCATCAAGTACAGCCTGAGAAGCATCACCGAAGTCAGTATATGTAGTACCGTTATGCACGGCACCCATAGCTTCGATAACATCATCGCGGATTTTCTCCATCGACCAATCAAGCAGTGCAGAACGTGCAGCACGCATCAGGTCAATATTAGGCTTTTCAAGTTCCTCCTTGTCAGCCTCAACCGCATTACGATGGTAGGTGGGGGTAAGGGTCATTCCATAGTTTGGAAGGGCCTCACCGTTACCGCGAAGGGTCGCGGAACCCGATACACCAGTGCCGGAAAGACGATTAACAAGCGGAACTTCAATCAGCTTGCGACCTTCCTTGATGGTGATTACATTGTTAGATCCGGTTCCCGTATAACGAGAAAACCGGTTGCCTCGTACAAACTCTTTGAAAAAGTCAGAAAGGAATTTCTTGACAACGAGTTCTGAGGCGACTGTGGTATTAGCCATCTCTTTTCTCCTGCGGCCCCTTGCGGGGCACTATGGGATGATGCTGTCATCACGACAGTAACATTTGCTATTTCCGGTGAATTGCATCCTCACCGATAACATCATCCAGGGTTTCATTGACGAAGGATGTGTTATCCGCCGCCGCTCTGGTATCGGCAAGTGAAGTCGGTAAGCTCTGACCCAACTGCTCCTCATACAATTTCTTGTACTTGGCTTCAGTTTCCGCCTCTAATTTACTTCGTAAGGAAGATTCAAAATCGGATACGTTCCCGACTTTTTCAAGGATCATCTTTTCAGACGCTGTTTTATACGCAAACTCAGCAGGGTCTTGTGAATTATTCATCTGTACCCGCAGAAGGTCATTCGTTTTGACCATTTCTGTAAAAACGTCTAGCTTTTCGTCGAAGTCATCGTAAATGCGACGGGCATAATTCTCAGACAGCCCGGTACGCAGATTTAGCAACTTTGAATCAAACTCGCTGGCAACTTCATCTAAACGCTTTTCTGGATCTTCCCAGATGTTTGTCTTTTCGGCAGGTTCTTCCTTTGCCTTCAATAACCTGTTTTGTTCACGCACTCTGCCTAATTCAGCAAAGATTGCATCTTGCTTACTCATTAACTCTTTAACGATGTCCGGCGACGACCCGGAGGGTTCAGCTACTGGTTCCGTTACAGGCTCAGCTACTGGCTCAGCTACTGGCTCGACTGGTTTAACGTCCGCTGGCGCTTCTGGAGCACCATTGATTACATCATCTAAAGACTCTTCACTCATCTTTCTACTCCACGTCCGAATTTAGTGCGACGACCACTGTACGTCCGAGAAACCCGCGACGACCGGGGCAGCTTACGCTGCGGTATTATCCGCCCTCTTGAGTCCGGCGACGACCTGCTCAAGCGCACCAAGGCGCTCGTCATAATCCATATACCAATCCGTTTTAACAAAGGGATCAGTCTGTGTAACAATTATCTGGTGTCTTCGTTCTTTATTAACCACGATAATCACGTCATGAACCGAAAGGCGCTGACGATACATATTCAACGCTTCGTCTTTCATGAGGTCTTCAATCTTTCTCTCTGTTGTTAAGACTCTGCGGGTAAATGATTCAGAAGAAAGCAACTCTTTCATTGTTGAGCCTCTAATTTGGTTGAACTAGCCTCTGTAAGGGCCTTTCTCGCATTGGCAAGGTTAAGCCTTGCTTTTGTCCTTGTTTCATCAATATCGGCCTTCTTGCCGGATTTCTCAAGTTCAACGATTTCCTGTGCCTGCTTAGCTTGTTTCTGAGCAGCCTGTTGATTACCCTTAAGCTGTTCGAGTATTTCATTCTTGTTCCTCAACTGAGAAGCCTTAATGATCAAAGCCCACCTTGGGTCAGTCAGCGGCAAGTTAGCGCCGGTCTGGAACACATTCAGCAAGTTCTCAAATTGGTCTTCCTGAGCAATAATCGAATCAGGAACGTCTTCAAGGATAATATCCATGTCCAATTCGGCGATTTGATTTTCGGTCGAAACCTGCTCCTGCATCCGTGGGTCTTGAGCCATCATTCTCATGGCCTCTTGTCTGCGGGGGTCTGCCTGTTCTTCAGGAGCCATTTGGCTGAAAGTTTCCTGAAGCTTCTCGCCCACCGTTACAGGACGATTTAATCCAACAAACTTCAGATTGTCCTCATCATCTGTAACCCTTATCCACCGTTCCTCATCCCAGAACTGTTTAATCCTGTTCCATATCTGACGATAAACTCTTTTCTTCCAGTGTCTATGTCCATCAAAGATGGGACCAAGCTCCATCGTTCCGGCTTGCTGTCTTGCAAGCTCAGCCCGTCCAGACCTTACCCGGTCATCTCGGGTGTTCGCGTTGGTCGCTACGTTATCAATCTCTGCTTTGGCTTCTTGCAATAGAACTAACTGACCTTGAGCAAGATCGTTGGTATTCAACATTTCAAACTCAAAACTCGGATTGGTCTCTATTGCACCATCAGGTTTGGCTAATTCATTCTTAGTCCTATAAGGGTCGTCAATAGCGCCCTTTTCATACCTGAACTGACGAACAGACAGAAGATGTAGGCTTTTCGAGCGGCGCTTATTAATCTCATCCTGAATATCAATCATGGTACGTACCCATCCGTACCTATTCCCGTCCCTGTCTACAAAGGCGGATTGCATTTCTAACCCACAAGACGGCATACCATCTTCATCAATGAAGGGTGATTTAATCGGACCTTTGATAAATCCCTGTTTTGTGAACTGTGCCCACCTCCAGACTCCATTTAGTTCGTACCAGATATTAACTACTCGAACCCTGGTCCTTTCAGCGTCAAACCATGACGTTCTAGGCGTGTCTTCATACGTATCTGAATAGGAATTATCGGCTATGGTGAATAAGGTTTCAGCCTCTGCCCTTGACTTTCCGGCATCCATTGCTGAATCGATGGCGTCTTCCTGGTCCATCCATATCATTGAACCCTTATATTTGGCATCCCTAAAGTCTCGTCTACGAGAATGCTGGTCCCAGAAAAGACGGTCCCAAGGGTAATACTTGATATCGACTTCAAACTTGTCTTTTGTCCTTTTTACTAGAACCTCAACACCACCGGTCCCCTCAACCAATTGGTCCTCAAAGACTTCAGAACTTGTATAGTCGAATTCCGTATTGTCGATGACATACCTTAACCCATCAGTTGCCGCTTCGCTGGCGTCTTCATGTACTGGGGTTCTGGGAAATGCTTTAGGCGCTGTTCTCTGACTTCTCTCCATTCCCAATAAGAAATCGACTTTAGGTTTTATGCGATTGATCGTGATAATCGGCTGAGAACGGCGTTCCATCTCAGCTTCTTCATCAGAGGTCCATTGCTTGGAATCGTAATAATCCCTATCCCTTTCTGACAAATAGCGAGACTCGATAGAGTTTGTATCGGATTCTTCAAAATAACCGATCACTCGTTCTAGTTCATCTATGGGTGTCATTATTTACACCGAATGTCATATCTTGTACTCCGCATTGATAACAATATCCAATGTCTGCCCAGTATCATTTTTAACTCTTACCACTGATCCAGAATTGTATATTGCTAGATCGCCAGCGCCTGTTGTTGCTGTGAAGTTTGTTGTCCCAGAAATTATAACCGTCCCAGATCCGTCTACAGCAGCTATCCCTCCCTCACGTACCGGGCCTGTCGATGAATAACCCCAAACAGTGACTATTGCAACATCAACCCCATTAGCTGTGCTTGCAGGGATTTCATATTCAACTCCATCGGCTAATTGACCTGCCCAGCTCCATTTTTTTGCATTAAATATTTCAATTCCGTCCTGCGCCCATGTGTTCGCTGCGCTTGCAACTAGGTGGAAATTATCCGGTAATGGGGAGCCTGAAACTACCTTGCTCAATCCGAACATCGTTTCCATACCTGCCGTTGTTGCAGTGGAAGATGATTGATATTCAGTGTTGATGCTCTTTACATTGTCACAAGTTGCATCGACATTTAAAGCAACTCCAGAGGCTCTAGTATGCTGTCCTCCAATAATCGTTACCCGATGACAATTCCTGAAGAAGAACCCATTTAGCGCAATGGCTAAATAAGG